ATATTTTAAAAATTTTTGTCTAATCTCATTTGTTTTTTGTAATTCTTTTATTCTTTCTTTAACATCAGAAGTTAAAATACCAAGTGATTCCGCAAATTCTAAAAATATGTCACTTTCGTGCTCTGTCATATTTATGAATAGTTCCATTTTATTGTTAACCAAATCAATGTAAGCCACTTCTAAAACTTTATTAATTTTTTCATCAATATTCATTTCGGAAGGTTCCTCACCTATGTGCTCTAAAAGTGCATTAAGTCTATCTTCACTTCCTTTTAATTGGTTAATAAAATCATCATATGTAAAGTTTTTTATTTCTAATAATTCTTTATAAACTCTGTTATTTTCCAAAAACTCTCTAAATTGAGACTTTGTGATATTTTTTCTTTTCATGGAATAAGCAACCTCTGTTGGTCTAACAAGGTTTTCGATTCCCGAGATATAATACATATATCTAAAAAAAACTGTATCTAAAACTGGTATTCCGAAAGTTCCTCGTTTTTGAATAGCTTGATATTCTGCGTCAGGACCAATCAAACCATATAATTTGGATTGTTTATCATACTTGTGTTTAATTTCGTGAGCTAAACTAGAGACATGTTCATCCCTCTCTTCTTCCATTTTTTTTATAAGTTCTTTGGGTCTCCAATTGTCTCCTACCGCAAATGTAATTATTAATTCCAAAGTACTCGAAGGTTGATTTTGTTTCATAAATTTATCTCTGTCGAACCCAAAAAATCCGCCCATGGTCATTTGAACTATATCTAAAACTCCTTCCTCTCCATCAATTTTTTCAAGATTTACAGTGAGTTTATATGAATCAATTTTAACTTTTTTCTTGTCTCCTAATTCAAATCGAATATTACCATTAAAAGTATACTCATCTTGTTTTGTATCGATGGATTTAATATCTCTTTCAACAACATCATATAACATATCAGCGGCGTTTAATATATTATCAGGGACCCCTAAGGCCTCAGTAATTAACTTGAGTTGATTATTAGTGATTATGATTTTTTTCATATAAATAAATATATTGGAGTTGTCGTTTTACCCAACAACTCCAACTAGGTCATCTAAGTTGTAATCATTTGAAATGTCCGATCCTATACTTCGTTTGTCCATCATGTGTACAATTTCAGAAACACTATAGGGATGCATAGAATTTCCATCCATACCAACATCCAACTTTTTACCGTTACCCCATTTGTTTTTTGCATTTAAGTGAACATGACCGTGAAGGTGGATAACACCTTTTTTTAGTCCGTACCAACTAGCTAATGGATAGTGACATAAAACAAAGTTTACATCATGTATTTTTACCTCCAAATAATGATTAACACTTAAGAATTTAGTTTGGATTTCAAACCTATTGTTTTTAATATGTTGATCATGATTACCTAAAACTAAGTGTACGTTTTTACAAATCAAACGATCTAAAAACTCTCCAATCCTATCAAATCCACCAAATGAAACATTACCCAAGTGAATTAGAGTATCATTTTGACCAACCTTGGAGTTTATATTATTTACAATCTCATCGTTCATTTCAGACACGCTTTGGAAGTTTCTTGTGAATCCTGCAGATATTTGACCATCTTGGGTTCTAAAATTTGTAATACCTCGACATATGTTTTTGTGATCGTAGTGAGTGTCGGATGTTATCCACACTCTACCAGTTGTTAATATTTTATCAAATTTCATCATAACTTAAATTCAAAACGATTTTTCATTTGTTCTAACTTATCTTCAGGAACTCCGTGTTGATTAACTCCACCGTGTCTATTTTCAACCACAATACTAAAGACCACATATCCATGTTCTTTTGCAAGTTTAAAGTACGGTTCCATTTCCCACTCTTGTGTGAAGGTATTGGATACCGCAATTTTTTTAATACCTGATGTCATGGCATGTCCAACAAACTCCTGACATTCTTTATGGGCCTCTTTTATTTCTGAAGGAACAAAATTATAGTTTCCATCATTATCATAAAAATAGTGATCAGCTTCAAATACATTTGCCGTTAATTGTTGTGCTAATGTCGTTTTTCCTGATCCTGGTACACCCCTGACAATGTATAATACTTTTTCCATGACACAAATTTAAGAAAAAAAAATGCATAAAAAAAGGGAACTATGTCCCTTTAGTTGAATTAATAACTGAAATTTTTTAAGATACGGTATTTTATCTAAACATGAATCTTGAAAGAGTTAATCGTATGTCTCAATACTAACCGGTATTTGAAGGTATTTTTCGATTGCGTTTTTGGTACTTGGTCCACAGATACCGTCTTCACTTATACCAGCAGAAAAACATTTATTTAAAGCTCTTTGAATGGTAATTACTTCATTATACGTATTGCTTGCTTCAGTAAGTAAGGCGGATTCAACAATATTTTCTTTTAATTTGTTGTATTGTCTTTGGGTTATTTGAATTTTACTCATAATTATTTTTTTTTTATTTACTCCAATTTGAGAAGTTATCAGTAGTCACCGTAGTGTCTACTTTCTTTTCTGTAGTGGCTTTCCAATCATCGGTGAAATTATCTTCACCTTCTTCACCACCTGATCCAGAAGAACATTTTTTCTTTTTAAGTGCATTTAAAGCGTCTTGGTAGTTGAAAGAATATCTTTGACCTCTTCGTGGTCGTGGATCTGGGTCTGGTACCACATTATTACATTTCCACCCACTATTTTTATAATCTTCCCAATTAGCGTGACCACATCTTTTAGCCTTTTCTTCTTTTTCATTTTTTGATTTGTCTTTTGGACATCTCCATCCAGAGTTCCTATATCCGTCTACATCATTACCCCAACCACATGCTTTAGCATTTTCTTTGAGTTTTTCATCAGGTATTTTTTTAGTTTTCTTTGCCAACTCACTTATAGGAATCCAAACATAATCCCTCCAATCATTATCCAAATCAATGTCTCCATCAAAGTTTTCAAATAAAGTTTCATTAAATCTTTGTTGATAAATTTCGCTTATTTTACATAAATCGGGAATTGTTTTTAACATTCTTAAATTGTTCTGTATCAATCTTTCATCTGTACCAAAACCTGAAGTAGCAGCATGAAAATTATCTGCAATCCCACGAAGAGTTTCAATACTGTTCACAGGTTTTCCCATGTTTTGTCTATTGTTTCTACAAAATACAAAAGCCTTTCTAACTCTATCGGCATATCCACCCCCTGTAGTTAACCAACCCGCAAGTGCTCCAACACCAGCTCCAATAACAGCACCCACAGCCGCACCTGCAGGTCCTGCTGCTGCAAGCCCTATAAGAGCGCCTGTTCCTGCACCTGAACCAGAAGCTGCCATGATTCTACCTGTAGATTGTCCGGGATCTTTATAAGTTTCACCTTCGTTAATTAGATTTCTTTCTTTTTGTATTCTTTTCTTATGTAATGATAAAATCCTATTTGATTCTTCTTCTGTTAAAACAATTTTATTTTTCATATTTTAATTTTTTTTATATAAATATATGAAAAAAGAAAAAAGGTGAGAATTCTCACCTTTTTTTGGGTCGACACTAAATTTAGTCATCTAATCCACCATCTTATTTTTTTAAAAAACAAGAAAAACTACTGTTTGTAAATCCAAAGTCTAATAGAAAAACTGTTGTTGTAATAATTTTTGAATTCAATATTTTCAATTATGCCTTGAGTAATATTATAATCATAAATTGTTCCAGAGAGATGTCCCCAAGTTGTGTTATTTAACACCAAAGTATATCCAAATGAGTTTCTATAAATATGATATGTCGATTCGACATTATTAAATTTATATTTATTATACGAAATAAACTTAAGAGTGTCATTTCTGAGTTCTTCATTGTAGTTTGTATTTAATATTTTTTTAATAACCCAAACTGTATTTTTTAAACTTATTGTCGTATCGGTGTAGGTTGAATCGGTTATATAATCGATGGGATTGTTGGGTTTTTGGGGTTTGAATTCTTGTTTTGCACATGAAAACAATACCACAACCATAAATAAAACTAAAAAAATTAATTTTTTCATACTAATGTTTCAATTTTGTTTCTTACTTGTTCTACTAAATTTAACTCAACTACACTTGTTAATACAACAGATTCTTTTAGAATTTTATGAGGAATGTGAACTAAAAAAGTATCACCATTAAAGTAGGATAAGTTTTCACCTAAATTTAAAGCCCCGTCAACCATTTTCAGAAAAATTTTAAACTGAACAGAATCTACAAATGTTTCAGATAGTAAAGTTCCAAACTTTTCGTTTATAATGGTTATTTTGTGATTGAATGTTGTTTTTATCATTTGAGTTTTATTTCTACAAATATAATAAAATATTTTTGAAGAAAAAAATTATTCGAATATTTTGGTCAAAATATCTAGTAATTGTTTGTTTTCTTTTTGATTTGGTATGTTTTCTTTCTTAAAGTACTTACACTTGGTATGTTCTTGTCCATCAGAAGCTTTATTCAAATTTGGTTCTTTTTTATTTTTGGTTTCTTGTAAAAAAACAAACATAATACCTTTTTTTATTTTTTCTTCTGAAAAAATATCAATAAATCCAATGAAATCTAAATCGGTGTTCAATTCAATATTTGTTTCTTCATAAAACTCCCTGATGGCGGCATATCCAGGTGATTCACCATTTTCAATACCACCGGAAGGGATTGACCATATGTTTGGTAAAGATTTGTCGGGAGATCTTTTACAAAGTAAAACTTCATCTCTACATTTTAAAATAACTCCAGCATTTTTTTTAAATTTTTTCATTGATATTTATAAATATGAGAGCTAAGATAAATGATAATTTTTTCGATCTAAAAACTGTTTTTTTGGACAAAGACATACAAAATGGTATGATGAAAAAAAAATTTGATGGTTCATACAATGGAATGTTATTTTTGATGAAAAATTTATCGCACTCGTTTTGGATGAAAAATTGTATTGTTCATTTAGACATTATTCACATTAAAAACAAAAAAATTTTAAAAATTCACCACAATTGTAAGCCTTGTTTTACTAATGAATGTGATAATTTCGAAGGTGAGGGCGATATGGTTTTAGAATTACCAGGAAATACTTGTAAAGAATATAATATAAAGGAAGGAGATATACTTCAACTAAGTTAACGAGTTTAATAAATCTAATATTGGATCATCAGAATCTGTGGGTTTACTATCAAAATCAATCGAATCAAAATTATCAATATCAGTCTTTGATATTTCACCCTGATCGTCATTTTCGTTTTCGCAAATTTGAACGTTTTCTAAAATTTTTTCAAGTTGTCTGTTTGTAAATAAATAATTTTTCATATATTATAAATATCATTAAAATTGAATTTTAATTTTTCGTTTTTCATCAACAAATGTTTGAACTCTTTTTTTTGCAACTTCACAATATTTTGGTGAGAGTTCAATTCCTAACCATCTTCGATCTAATATTTCTGCCGCGACTAAAGTAGTTCCCGAACCAACAAAAGGATCCAAAATAACATCGTTCTTGTATGACAAGATCTTGATTGCTTTGGTTGGTATGTCCATAGAAAATGTTGCTTTAGTCAAAGACTTGGTATCAGCAAAATAATTCCACTGACCAAACACAAGTTCCATAAATTCTTTTTTATCATTCTCACTATAAACCATTTTTTTTCTTTTAGTCCCATCCTGATTTTCAATTTCAGTTAACTCACCAGTCCACTCAGGTTGTCCTTTTACTTTCTTGATGTGTTTGTTTTTGTATGCTAATATTATACACTCCTTCGGGTTATAAATGTAAGGTCCGCTGGGACTCATCCACGATCCCCAAGCTGTAGTTTTACTTCTATGTGGTGATTGTTCCTCTAAATCAATAATACCAAAAAAACCATAACCAATCTTTTTCATGATTTGCCAAATCTCTGAAACAAAAAATATACGACCACCTTTCTTTTGACGGTTAATCTCGTAAGGAATGTTAAGTGCGATTCTTCCGTCATCTTTTAATACTCTATATGTTTCTGTTAACCAGTCACGACTGAATATTTTATAGTCTTCAAATTCAACATCATCTTCATAGACATCATAATCAATACCAACACCATATGGACAACTTGTGACCACCAAATCAATTGATCCTTCAGGTAAGGTTTTCATTACCTCAACACAATCTCCATTTATAATTTTTCCTGTTTCTATCATTTTTCAAAATATTATTTTTATTAATTCGCACACCAATTTCCAAGTAAAACCTAACCAAAAAATGACAAGTGTCATTAATATTATTCTGTAAAAATGTTTCATACCACATTCACTAACAGTTGAGCAACTTTATATCCTGTGAAAGCCCCTGCCGCTGCAGAACCCGGCAACACAATGAACTTTCCAAGAATTGTGTCATATTTTTTTCTATTCACAATATAAGAAATTAGGATGTAATAAACAATATAATTGATCAAAACTAAAAGATCTAACTCTTTAGCAACAAATACAACTATTGAATTTCCAAGGAACCCCCACATGAAATTAATAAGAGTTTCTCTCATCAATTCGTTTGGTGTTGTAAGTGCGTCTAAAACTGTAATCTCTCGATCAAATCCTTTTCTCGAGTTGTTGAATGTGGTGTTCGAGATACCATTTTGCTTTTCTAAGGTCTTCGAGTTCCTTGTTTTTTCCTTTTTTTCCTGCACGACTAATATATTTTATTGTGTTTCCCAAACTAAATCCCAATCCCCAAGCATCTATCACTTTGATTGCTTCGTAATAATTATTTTTTCCTCCGTAATGATCTGGATGGTTTATTTGTTCAATCATTCCTCCTCTCTGTATTCTTTTAATAACTCATCGTTGGATTTTGTCCCATATTTTCCTTCTAATGATTTGAGATCAACATGTGAATTCATCATATTTTTCATTTCGTAAATTTGGTGCGTTGTGTTAAGTGACTTTACAATTTCAGAAATAATTTTGTATGGGTCCGCATTTGATCCTGGTCTTCTATCTTCAACATAACCTTTCCATTCGTTTGCCGTGCCCTGTGGTACCCTGATTGATGCTCCACGATCAGACACACCCCAACTAAACTTATCAATTGATTGTGTCTCGAATTGACCTGTAAGTCTCAAATGGTTTTGTGATCCATAAGCCCTAATATGATCTTGGTGTCTTGATTCAAATGCATTAAATAGTGCCATAAAATATTTTTCGTCTCGTTCATTTCTCATTTTATCTGTTGAAAAGTTTGTGTGCATCCCCGATCCGTTCCATTCACCATGAGTTAAAGGTTTCGGATGCAGTTCAATATGATATCCATATTTCTCTGAAACTTTATAGAGTAAGTACCTTGTCATCCAAAGATCGTCCCCCCCTTTATGTTTTCCTTCCGAAAATACTTGATATTCCCATTGACCTAATGCAACTTCTGCGTTTATACCGGTAATATTGATTCCATAATTTAAACACATATTCAAATGTTCGTCCACAAATGACCTACCTACCACATTATGTCCAACACCACAATAGTATTCACCTTGACCTTTAAGAATATTTCTTTTATGGCCCAAAATACTTCCATTTATTTCTTCACGAATAAAATATTCTTGTTCAAAACCAAACCAAAGATCCTCGAAACCTTCACCAATTTCGGATCTTTTATTTGTTTCATGTGGTGTACCATCAGGGTTTAATACCTCACACAAAACATAAACGGTATTGTTTTCTAGTGGAAAAGTTTGTGGAATATAGTGTCTGACGGGGTTTAATAAACAATCTGAGTTTCCTGTATCGGCTTGATTTGTTGATGATCCATCAAAGTTCCATATTGGAAAGTTGCCATCTAAAAACGAATTTTTAACTTCATCGTATTTGACAATTTTAACTTTGCTTCTGAGGTTTGGTTCTGGTTTATACCCGTCTAACCAAATGTATTCTAGTTTAATTTTCATGTTATTTTTATTGTGTTATTTGTTCGTATTTTTTTGTTTGAGAAATGATTCCAGAAATTCTTCTTTTAAACATAGGAAGCAAAGTTTCGTTAATAGGAAAAATGTCTTTTGATGTCATTAAAAATATTGGTCCAGTTTTTTTATCAACACTCTCAAACGTAGAAAAGTTATTTATAATTTTTGGTATTGTCAATTCGTTAATTTGATCTTGATAAATTAATTTAACTTTGGTCATTTGTTGAGGATTATATTTTGTTTCTTTTTTAATGATATATTCCCATACATAATGATTTTTTTTATGATCAACAAAATAAAAAAAACCTTTTGGGTGTAGAATATTTTTTTTGTTTCTTTTTATTTTCATATCCAAAGAATCAAAGACTATGGTCCATACAGATTTTGCGATACTGAAATATTCCATTATTCTTGGTGCAGAATACATTAAAATTTTTCTAAACTCTTGGGATTCTTGTTTGGACATTTGTGGTATTTCTTTGAACTTGAGATCTTTAACCATTATCTCATCATCAATATTGGTAAGTTTTTTGTCGGTATAAATTATTTTATGATCTCTCATGAGTGCCTGAACGTTCATTAAATGCAATGAAAGTTCAATAAAACCTGGATACAATTCCAATTTATCAAGTCTGTCTCCCATTTTTTGAAAGTAAGAAAGTAGTTTGTATTCTTTGTATTCTCGATCAATTGGTTTTTCAAACATCCAATCGGTGTTCAATAAAAACTCTATTTTATTTCTTCGTGCCATTCATTTGAAACATAAGACAAATATATAAAGAAATAAAGGTCTATGATACTCTCATGACATAATACTCCGTTCCATTTATATCATATGTCTCGTGATCACCATCATAAGAGTTAAGTAATGATCCATATCCATCTGAACTAACTACCGTATTTACAATACTATCAGTGTCAATAAAATCCATAATAAAGGTTTTATCATAACCGTAGTGACTTATAAAATCTTTTATGTCGTCTTCCCATTCACTAACTCTATCATTTATTTCGTTTTCTATTGCACTTTCGTCATAACCACCTTGGGGATCTTCTTTGATTTCTTCTATTGTTTCTTCTAAACCTTCAATTTTTAACTCAAGAGCTTCATATTGATCATCAGGTAAATCTTCATTTTCCAATCTTTTATTTAAAGAGTCTAAGGTTACCTGAAGTTGTTGGACCTGTCTCATTTGTTGTTGGGAAAGTTCTAATGGAATGTCGTAATTTTCAGGATCATCTCTTACTATATCATCGTAAAAATCATATAACCAACTTGCCCAACTTTCCGTATCTAATGCACCATCAAAAACCCACTCTGAAAAGGCATCCATACCCATGTCATCTAACAAACTGTCAACTGCGTTTTTAGCGGCATAATCGGCTTCTTCTTCTGTATAAACATCATAGGTATTTGGATTAAATCTATTATCACCACCTAACCATTGGTATTGTTTTCCATGACCATAGGTTGCTCTTCCACTTGGGTATATGAAATATTTGTCTTCAGGAATCTCATTTCCTTCTTCATCCTCAACCATATCAATATCACCCCTCTGTTTCAAAAAATCGTAAAGAGCTTCAGTTCTTTCAGAATCATCTTCACCATTTTCAACATCCCATTCACCTTCTTCTCTTTTTTCGTCTAACTCATCAAGTTTTTGATCCAATTTTGCTTGTTCCCTTATTTTCCACATAGTAGATCCGTAGTCAGATATGTAACTATCTACGGTAATTCCTTCTGTACTCGGTACATTGGTGTAACTTATGTCTAACCTACCCATAACTCTAACGACACCGGTAAGTGATCCAACATTTTTATTCCCACTAACATCTAACGAACCAGTAATTACAATACCTTTACCTCTATATGGTTTGAGTTTAGATATTCTTTCAGCAATACCTCCAACATCTTCCAATAAATCTAAGTATTCATAAGGTGAAATTGAAACCAAATTCTCATCTTGTTCTAAAATATAGTTTTTCAAAAATTTTTTTAACGACATATGTTATAAATATCCAAAAAAATATAATTGATTTTTTTTATTTAGTGATTAAAGTTTATTTTGTTAGATATTTATAATCAAATAAACCACTTAAAATAATTATCATGGGCTGCGGATGCAAAAACAAAGCGAATCAACAAGCACAACAACCAATCCAACAGGTGAGTCAAGCACAACAACAAGGCGGAGGAAACGCCGCTCAACCAAAAACAAGTGTCCAAGAAAATGTTAAGAAAATAATTTCTAAATATTACAGAAGGTAACCTTTGTTGTGTTAAAAAAATTATAGGTGTTCTTTCGGGACACCTTTTTTTTTGTTTGATATTTATAACATATGAGTTTAGAAAGAGCAAGAAATTTAGTTCAGTTATTTAACAATGATGAATACCATGATGAGATTGAACCGTATTTTAATACTTTAATGAATTTCTTAAAGTTCATTAAAAAATATGGTTTATTAGATGAACTTGATTTAACACAAATACCATCAAGAGATTTTGATGACGAACTTTTTTCTTTTTTAGCTGAAAATGGTGTTGTGTCAAACATGGACTATGATAATATACCAGGTCAATTCAAAAATCATTTTTTACTTTATGGTTTAGAAAACAACTATGAAGACACAATGGTGTTTATAACAAATAATCTTATTACTGATGTAGATATTAGACCAGACGGTTTTTATCTTCATTTAAGAGATAGAGAAGAATTAGAAATTCTTTTTTGTGGTGGAAGACGAAATGAAGGTGCAAGAGGTGTGGCAAAAATAATTTTAAGTGAAGATGGTTTAGGTTATGATTGGTATTATAGCGATTATGTAAAACCATATCAAGTTGTTGAGGAACTGGATGACTCAAACATTACAGCACTTAAAGATATTATTTTTAAAGAAATCGGGGATAAAGAATTGTCTTTAGAGGATTATGACTCTGACTTTTTTTCTGAACTTTCCGAAGAACAAGGAACTGAAGGTTATTTTAGAATAAGAGCCGAAGACTTAAATGGTTTAGTTAGTGATGAAGATGCTTTTAACGAGTTATGTAAAAATGATTTGGATGAATTAGGGCTTAATTTAAGGAGTTTATATGGGCAAGCAGAAAATAGTGCGTATGAAGATGAATTATATGATCTTGTCTATGGTGGTTTAGACGAATACTTTGAAGGAAGAATTAGTGAAGTTCCAAGAGAGGTTACTAGAACTGATGGGTCTAAAATAACAAGATATGATAGTTACATTAAAATTAGAGATTTTCAAAACATAATTGATACTTTTTTACAATCTAATAAAGGTGGTTATTGGAATGATTCTCATCTAGAATATTTTGGTGGTTTAATTTCGTTAATGGTTGGTATGATGAATAACGACGAGATTGATTGTATTGATTTTAGAGCCCCTGACTATCCTGACTGGAACAGAACAACAAAGAATATTAACGAATTCTTTTACGATTACATCTAACTATTTATAGTTTAAATTATTTCTCATATACATTTTAAAAATCAAAAATATGAGAAAATTAGAAAAAAACACAAGACGGTATTTTGTAAATCTATTTGCCGACTACATTCTATCTAAATTTGACAAATCAGAAAACACTATTATTCAAGTAACGGACTTTGAAAACTTTGTTGTTGTAAATGGTCAGACAACAAGTTCAAAAGTTTTAGATCTTAACGAAATTAAATATGAATTTTCAGGTTGGTTTGATGACTTATTAAGTAGTATTGGAATGAAGGATATAAACCTTATTGATATTATTAAGTATGAACAGGACATACCCGATTTTTCAAAAGGGTGGGTTGATGTAAATAAGTCTTTACGTGTACAAGTTTACGAACCGATTTCTGAAATAAATGTTTCATCAGAATTTCCCTATGGACACAGTTTAGGTTGTGGTCGAGCTATGTACTACTACTCACACTATATCTTTAACCACATGTACTCTTTATTGGGTGTAGATCAATTGTATTTTAGATACTCAAGTCAGTTAGATGAAAATGAAGATTACAAAATCAAAGTTGTATCAAAATCTTCAATTGATAAGTCAAAGATAGAGAGTTTGGTCTTAGATGTTTTTGATATGAATTTAACTGATTTTAAAGAGAAACTTTCGAACTATCAGTTGTTTGATGATATAACAGATCCCAACTCACAAAAACCATATTTAATTCAGGATCGATTAAAAGATGTAATATTATTATAAAAATAAACCCCACTTTAAAGGTTAAGTTTTTTTAATATTAACCGGCCAATGCTCCGATGTCATTCATGTGTTCTCTTGCTTCTTCCATATCATCAAAAGTCCCTGAATGTGCCTTAGCTTGATAATTATTACCAACCAATGCGATTTTATTATCATCTTCATCTCTATAATATCTAATTTCATTTGGGTAAAAACCAAGAACTCTAAATACTTTTTTATATTTTACACCATCAATATCAATCAGACTTCTATCTACACTATCTACAGAACTATTTTTAGTTTTGTCTTTTCTACCGAAAAAGTTACTTAAGAAACCTTCTTCCATTTTTTTTTCTTGAGTTTCACGAATAACTCGTCTAACGATACGAGCCAAATCATTTTCTGTAAGTCTTACTATTCTTTTCATAAATTATTAATTTCTTTTATAAATACAATCGAAAAAAAAAAAGAATCAAAAATTATAAAAAAAAATTATCTTTCGTAAAACTCTTTGATAATCTTTACACCATTTTCAATATTATCAAAATGTTGATCAGGAGCATATAATGAAGTTGTTGGTTTTTTACTCTCAAAATCTTGGATCAACATAAATGCTGGAACGTAATCGTTTCCTGTTGCATTTACAAATAAGTCGTATTCTTCTTCGAATTCAAAAATGTCTCTATCAACATAATCTACATTGGCCTCATCAAGTTGTTCTTTGAAGTCCACGCAGTGTGGACATGTTTTCATTGTATATATGACTACTAACTTATCCATTGATTAATTCTGTTACTAAACTTTTTATTTCCCCCTCAGAAAGAATACCAACTTTATTACCCACAACTTTTCCTCTATTGAAGGTTATGGTGTTAGGTATACTTCTAACATTAAGGCTCAATGCCGCCTCTCTATTCAAGTCTACATCCATAGTATACATTCCAACACCTGTTGTGTTTTCTGAAGCAACTTTTTCGAATATTGGTTTCATTAACCCGCAGGGGCGACACCACGGAGCCCAAAAATCAACAATTATTTTTTCTCCGTTGTTAATTTTTTCTTGTAATTCTAATCCTGTAACTTCCATTAATTTAATTTTTTTTAATTTTTTTTAAGTTTAATATAAAGAAATCAACGTCTCTCAATTTTCTTATAGGATAATAAATCTTACAAGAAAAAGAAGAGATCGTAGGTTCACTTTTAGATAAATATATGTGAATGTCGTTGTCAAAGACAAAAATTGAATCTAAATAAATTGTTCCGTCTGCATAATTTGTCCCCTCTAAAAAGTATGGTGTGAACTTTGGTTTATTCATTAGAGATCCGCATGTTAATCCATGTCCATCTGTTAGTTCTGTAATAGAAAATAACTCACCAGTTTTTTCTGTTATAAGTTTTAAAAATCTTTCTTCGTGTTTAAATTTTTCCATGATGTAAAATGGGGGTCACTGACCCCCGTTTTTTGTTTTATACCAATAACAAGTCTTCTGCCGCTTCCCAAAGTTTTGTGTTCAATCGATGTGACGCTTGGATACTCTTGATCCCACGTAATTTGGTTGTTCTTCCTCGTGGTGTTTGGTAAGAGAATCCGCCTCTCATCATTTTCTCTTGTACCACGTTAAATACGGTCCAAAGATCACTACCCTCATCCTCAGGACGAAACGGTGTTAGAAGGTCACTTACGTCAATGGATGCTGGAGCATTTCCAACGGCCCATCGGATTTCAACTGCTCGTTTGATCAAACGAAGTTTTTCTTTTTCAGTAAGTTCTTTTTCCATCATCTTAGAAACTGACTCTTCAATTTTTGGAAGTTTTTTTGAGAAGTCCTCAGCCAAACCTTTCACCTCATCTAATGAGAAGTGGTTGTGACGAAGTGAGAATCGTTCTGCAACTGAAGTAGGTACTGTAAGTCCGTTTGAACATACCAAACGAAATAGTCCTGCTCCCATAGAAAATGTTGCCGATCCATCGTGAGAGTTACGGATGATTGCTTCAACCACAGTGTCACCAACTTTGGGTAGTTGTCCGTTGCGGTACTTAAGTTCGTGTACTCCGTGAATACCACGACCTGATTGTTTTACTGAAGAAAGTTGCCAACCTTCACGATCGAACATCTCCATAACTTCGTTCGTTGGTACGAACTCATATTTGTTAGTCAGTTTTAAAGATGGTGATGTTGCGAATACTGCCGGGGCGATTGATTTGATTAGTTCTGGTGTATATATCATAGTTTAATTATTTTCTTTGTTTTTGTGTTTTGTTTTACGAGTATAGGTTTTCTTACTTTTTTGAACACAGGGTCTAGTTACCTGCCATATTTCTTTCATCGTAAGTTCTATTGTTTTCATTTCGTTTCTCGTTAATCACATTACAAAGATAATAAACTTTTTATAAATACCAAAAGTTTTAATAAAAAAACCACGGTGTTCTGAGCGTGGTTAAAATAATTGTATTCTGACAATTAATTTTTAGTATGAATCGCACCAACCAAAACAAATTTTACCGAATGTAATTTTTTTTACTAATAAACAAATTGTTTTTTTCATTTTTATTTTTTTTTTAGTTTAGAATTATATTACCCCATTTTGTTTTTTGGACACACACATTAATTTTTTCAATCGACTCTTGGATCTCAATTAACTCATGTAATTTAAGTTGTATAACAATATTTACCATTTGTTGTTTAGTGATAATATAATCATCACTTTCTTTCAAATTTTTTTCACATTGTTCTCTTAACTTACCATAAAACTTTTGTTTTTTAACCTGTCCTATTAAATCCATAAGATCATTTGAATTACTTTCAAAAAAAGTAATGAGTCGTCTTATATATATTTCAAAATCCACATTTCCCATTACAACAATATAACTTTTTATTAATTTCAAGTCAAAAATTAAAAATCCAAGTCGCTCAAATCGACATCATCATATCCCTCTTCCTCATCGTCATTATAACCCATAGCATCTTTATACTCTTGTTCTTTCAACTCTTTGACAATATCATCAACCATTCTTTGAATGTATTGTTCACCTCTAGAATCACCACTCAAGATCATCTTCGCAACTCTCATAAACTCGTCGGCTTTTAATGAAGAGAATCGCATAAACAAGTAATGTTGGATGTGTTTTTTATCATCATCAAATAATTCTAAAGGATAGGTTGCTAAAAACTTTTCCCAAAATACAGGTCCAAGACGAGAATCCCAAATTTCAGCCGGAAGTGAATCTTCAGCCCCTAATACCATTTCAGCTTGTCTTGGGTCGTCAGGTAAACCATGTGTACCAAACACCTCATAAACTCCTTTAACTAATTCGTGAACTAATAATGGGAAAGTTACGGCTCTTGCCTTGACTGTTGGTGGATCTGTTTCTGCATCAAACTCTGATTGACCCATTTGACCACTACCGCTTCCAGCCATTCCTTCCATGTCAGGAAATATCCAATAAGCATGTTCCATAAGTGCTTGTGTAACGGCGTATAGGTTCATTAATTGGGGATTCATATTATTAATCTCATCTCTCACCAAATTATACATGTGCCCTCCTTTGAAAGCGGCCCCTTGAATAAGTGAGTTAATGAATCTTCGTTTTGCTCTCTCCAAATTAAAGTTTTCCATATCTCCCATTAATTCTTGAACCTCTTCTTCACTTGGCATTTCAGGTTCACTTTTCATTCCTTCAGCAGCACTCATAGGTTGTGTTACAAGTTCAGCGTCAAACTGCATTGCTCCTTCAGGTATTCCTAACTCTCTAACCACTAATTCAACTGCTAAATCTTCAAGTTCTTCTTTATTTTGAGACTGAATCATCATTAGTCTTTGCATGGCCTGACCTACCGTCATCATAAGTTGCATAAGAGCGTTTCCACCTTGAATGGTTCTTGTGTCTCCCATCGCCATTCTTACTTTCTCAACTGAGTCTTTGAATCTTTTCGAAGATATTAACTCAACAAAGTCTCTGTCCATATTTGGCATTGCTGGAAAATTTGAGTATGGTGTTTGTTTTCCTAAGATTTTTCTTTCAACGTCACCAGCCATTCTTTCAGGTCCTTCGTAGTCAATTGGTGCTTCCATCAATTTGATGAACTCTTTTTTTGAAATTCCTTCCGTATATAATCTTTTTTTAATATTTCCCATCTTATTTAAATTCTATTCCAAGTTCATCGAAGGTTAACCAATCAGGCATATCACCTTCTCTTCCCGCCTTAGGGTCTGGTTTTGGCCCTGGTTTTGGTTTGTAAGGTGTTTTGGGTTGCTTAGGTTTGGTTCCCGGATCTATTTTAATTCTTTCTTTTTCTTTTGTACCAGGTAACATTACAGGAAGATCCATTTCTTCATCAAGTTCAATATCACCATTTGGTTTTGCCATCCCTTTGAACATTCCATCTAAGTCAAAAGAAGGAACATCTCCACTATAATCATCCATATCTACAAAACCTTCTTCGTAGTCATCAAGGTGGACTTCCTTAACCTCAGGTTGTTCTGATAAGATACGACCTCTGTTATAGTTTAACAGATACTTCATATCTTTAATTTCCTCAATAATTTGTTTTTTCATATCGGTTTTATTTTATAAATATCAAGTTTTTTTATTCAGGCACCATATAGTACTGATATCCTAAAGAATAATATAAGAATTGTCCTTTATTCTTCAATACAGAATTAATATCGGCTTGTTTTGTAACCTTAACTCCAACAATCTTTTTGTCCTTTGGTATTTTTCTACCAGGGTGTGTATTCAATACATCCTCAACAGGATCCAAATAGTATTTGAGTTTTTTAATTAGGGTTTTCTTATCACCTACGGTTCCAATTCCGTATTGTTTACAAAGTGATTTGATTTCGGGTAATTCAAGTTTAGTTAAGTCTTCCATTCTACAAAGATAAGGAATTAAACTTCAATTTCCAAATGAACTGTTTTTGAAGTAGTTTAGATATTTAGCGGAATGTTGATCCCAAACAGGTTTTTTACCTCTTTCTTTGTCAGTGTAACCTTGATCATATGAATGATTGACTATTTGTTT